ATAAAGATAAGCAATAGCATCTGAGTTTGAGGTAGTTATACGTTTCAATTTCCCAGTTAGATCTAGTTCTTTTACTGAAAAAGTTGAACCATTCTTTTCTAACATAGTGTCTTTAACGTGACCTAAAAGGATAATATGAGGAGCTAGTGTTTGAACATAATCTAGCACTTTAGTGAATGCCATTCTTTGCCAATAGTATCCTGAGCCCTCGGGAAGCCCTATAATATTACCATACTTAGCTTTACCACCTCCTTCAGCAAACCAGTTTTTACCCATAGGTGACTGAGAATACAATTGTTCTGCATAACCTATACACATTTCTTCTAAAGCTGTAATAGTATCTACAGCAATGTATTTATAGGGAGAACCAGCATCTTTAATAGCTTTACCAATCTTTTTAAGTGTTCCTATACTATCAACTTTCATTTTCATAGCTGATACAAAATCAGAACCTTGCTCAAAGTCTAGTAATAAACAATTATCTAGATTAGCAATCAAACTTGTTTTCCCGGTTTTAGGCTTAGAGAAAATAATTAGATTTTTAGGATTTTTTGCTTCAGGTTTACTCCTGGATGTAGGTAATACGATATCCATTACTTTTTAATTAATTGATTTAACCATTCTTTGTTACTAACTGGAGAATTCCACATAATTGCAGCGAAATCTCTAATTGTCATGTTTGTTAATAATTCATCTACTTCATTTTTGTCTTCATTTTTAGTTATACTTTCAGTTTCTTCAGGGAATAACTCTTCTGTTAAAGAGATTTGTTTTGTAGTAGTAAAGTCAGGAAAATCATTTTCTAAACTATCAGATTCAGGATTTTTAATTTCAATTTTTTCTAATTCTTTTACAGGTACTAAATATCTAAAATTTTCACCTTCTGTTTTTTCATATTCTTCATCAAAATATGGATTGTATCTAAGTCTATAAAGAGTTCTTGTAGGATCTTCAGGGGTTAGATCATAGCTTACAAACTCTGTGTATATATCCTTTTGCTTTAATAACTCACTAGGGAAAAATGATACATATTTTTCAGTTTTTTCTCTAGGTATATAAGCTGATTTAGGAATATACAAAGGAGCTTCTTCTTCTATAATTTGAAACTTCCAGAGATGTTCTTTAATTAACTCTTCTGTTTTTTCTCTACGTTCTGCTGTAGTTAGCTTTCCATTACTTATCATACTGTTAATCTTTTTGATTGGGTTGCTGGTGTTACCATTTCTGCTATACTCATTTTCTCAAATTCAGCTCTAAAGAAACTAATTCTTGGTTCTCCATTTCTTACTTTAAGAAAATGGAACACTAATGTTTTATCATCATCAATTATATATCTATCAGGACCATAATATTTAATCTTTTGTTTTGCTGGTCTATTTACACCTATTAGTAAATCTGCGTGTTGCAACAAAGCATCTGAACCAAATATATCTGATTCTAAAATATAATTAGAGTATTTACCATCTTCTGCTCTTTCCGGATTATCACTATTTCTATTTAATTGTGATAAAAGAATAAACAGTACAGGTATTTGTTTTTTGAGTTGGGTTAGTGTTTTACCAAGATTACTCAACATTTCTTGGAGGTCTTTTTCATAAGGTGCTTTTTGAAATAGAATAGAATGATCAATAGTTACCAGCACAGGTTCTTTGTATTCTTCATAGTATTCTAATACTAGTTTTTCAAATTCTGCTACAGTACATGGATTATCTATGACATTTACTTTACTCCCCGCAACTTTTTTTTGAGAATATTTATAACATTTCTCTAAATCCTCATCTGTTATAGTTCCTTCAGCACTACATAAATACTTGTATGATTTACTAAGCACACTTGTATATTCTCTAATAGCCTGAGTTCTTCCTAGCATTTCAAATTGAAACTGTAAAACTCTAAAGTTTTGATCAGGATTTAATCTATGAGCTTCTCTTACTATTTGATCAGCAATAACTGTTTTACCGGTACCTGGTCTGGCACCAATAACTATAATAGTATTCCATTCTAAACCATCTAAAGTAGCATCATTAAACTTATTCCAAGGAGTTTTTATACTTTTAACTAGACCAAGTTGTCTTTGCTTTAAGTACTTTAAAGCTGAAGAATAAGAATCCTTCTGTGATTTCCACGGTTTACTCATTTGATGACTATTAATGATTTTCTATAATTTTTATGGATATAGGTAAGAGCTAAATTTACTAGTTCTATACCTAAGAATTGTAATACAGTGATTTGGATTACAAATATATTAATAACTGTGTAACTAAACAACAATGTAACTAAAGAAAATAATAAAATTTTTAAACTGTTTGTCATACTACTTTGTCGGTGAAATGTGGTTTATTATCATCCAGACCATTAAGTATTATGTCACAATAATTAGCTAAATCACTTTCATATGTTTTATCTGTATTTTGTTTTCTGATAAAATACTGTGAAGTTCTCATGTATTTCCAATTTTGTGCTTCATACTCATCTAGATATAGTTTTGTTGCTGAAAATACTGTTTCCCATGTGTAATCATATTCTGTAAAAAACCATCTAAATACATTTTCCAGGCTTTTTACGTTTACTCTAGCAGGTTTCCCACTAGGTAATTTTATATTAGGAAATAACTCAAGATATCCTTGTAGATTTTCTATGTAGTTATCTCCTAAAATGTCAGTGCTAGATTTTTTCTTAGCTTTCTTAAAATAGTTTTCTAAACCTTCTAGATAAGCTATAGTCTTTGGAGTGATTTCATTGTTATCAACCCATCCTCCTTGTTCTAATCTTTGAATTTCTAATGGTATATTAATAAAATTAGAGGGAACTGTTTTATGTTTTATACAATGTAGAAAATATGTTTGATTAGGTGTTAATTTATGCCGGAGCATCTGTTCGTATATCTCTGTCATTACCATTCAATTTGTTGGTTATTATTTGCAAGGAGTATTTTGTTAATTTTATTAAACACATCTTTACAGTCCCAAGGTTCTTCTCTGTAATAACTTGTCGCAGGATGCATTAATTCAAACTTATAGTTATTATCATTTACTGCATTTTTCCACTCTGAAGCTTTCTTACCAAAGTAAACATAAATAGTTCCTGGATTATACCATGTTAACACATCAAATAAATATGCCATAAAAGGTTGCCATATTATGTAGTGTTGTCCTACTTTATAAGTAGTTGTAGTTAAAGCAGTATTAATAAGTAACACTCCTTGATTGGCCCATCTGGTTAAATCCGGATTAGTACTTATATTAAACCCTTCATTCACAGTTTTATTTATTTCATCTAATAAAGCCTGTAATGTTGGTTGTGCTTCTTTAGTATAACTACAAGAAAACGCAATACCATCAGCTATATCTTTTCCAGGAAAAGGGTCTTGTCCCAAAAAAACTACTTTAAGGTCTTTATAAGGACATTCTTCAAATGCTTTAAAGATATCCTTTAGTTGAGGTGTAAACTTTTTACCATTAATACTGTCCTTGTAAAGATATTCTATAATTTTATTAAAATCTTCACTATAAATAAAATCTTTTAATGGTATATCCCAACCAGATTTTTTTAACTTTGCAAAGATTTTATCTTTTACATCACTTAATTTTGTACTCATATGTCAGAAAATAAATTAAAAGAATTAAAAAATGATGCTATACTTGACATAAAAATCAATAAAGCATACTATTTCATGGTTAAATTAGAACTCTTTAAAGTTCTAAATGCTTATATTCAAAAACATTCTGAAGATAAAGCTAAAGAATTGACAAACATAGTAAGTAAAAAATATGAGGAATTAGATGAGGAACAAAAAACAATATTTGTTCTTAGCTTACTTCTTGCTGAAATAGAAAGAGTAGCTGAAGAAAATAACATGTTTGAGTTAGTTGATCCAGAAGATCTTATTCAAGATTTAAATTAAACATTCTTCCTATCTCAATAGAAGTCTGTATGGCTATGTTTATATCAGCAACACTACAGTTTTCAAATGAAAATGGTTCATCATTTATTACTAAACCGCTATTATCCTTAACCAGATATTTTACTTCATTAAATGTATAACCAGATTCTAATGCAATTGTTCTTATACACTTATAAAGCTTTGCAAGTTGGGCTAAAGATTTTTCGCTATCTTTTTTTGACATAAAAAGTTGAACAACATCCCCTTCTTTTAAACCTTCTATAAAATGTTTATAGTGTTTTTGATTAGTTTTATCCACAGGCACAAGCTTACCTTCTGTTTTTGTATATTCTACTAGTTTCCAGTAACTCATACTTTTGTTGTTAATTTTAATAATTGATCAAAACTAGGCTTATATATTTTGTCATAATAATCATTTAAAAATACATCTAAATTATTTTCAACTAAACCGTTATTAGAAAGTTTTTGAAATTCTTTTTCTTTATTTTTAATTAGTATAACAGCTATTTTTTCATCTGCTTTATCGGTAGAATTAAGCATTTTAATTAATACATCTATTTCATTAGATTGCATTAAATCAAAATAAACATAAGTGTATAGCTGAAGAAATAAAATTCTTTCACTAGGATCTAAAATAATAGGTTT